TTGCCACAGTCTGGCTTGGCGTTGTCATTGTCCATAATTGTCCAGAGCACAGGCATATTCCATTGACCCCAACCACCGTACAGATAGCCGTCCGTGAGCACGATACACGCTTGCGCCTTGACTTGTTTCTGTGCGATGTATTCGGTGACGCATCTTACGTCCGTACCCCCACCACCTTGCGGCTTGGTAGACTGCGCCAAGTCTTCGACCTCGTCACCCTCGTAGCGTTCGTCCGCGCATACTTCGGTGTCCCAATACAGCAGACGAATAGCCTCGGGATGTACGGTGTCACATATCCCCTTAACTTCTGACAGGAAGACAGACAGTTCACGTTGCCCGATAGAACCAGACGTGTCGATAGCCACGACCAACTCACCGACCTTCTCACTGATACCGCTTGGCATGTAGATGCCTGCGCCAATGTATCGGCGGTTTGGTTTACGCCACGTTGAGTAGTCACTGCCTGCGCATGTAGACGTGATGAAGTCACGCAACACTTCACGCCAATCCACTTGTGGTTTGAGTAGTTCGACAAGGTCACGGTCACCACCACTCCCAGTTTTACCTGCGACCAGTGCGCCTTGACGTATGGCTTCATCTATCTCCCGGGCAAGCTCACGTTGCTCATCAGGTGATAACTCGTTAGCGTCTTCCCATCCATGCTCGTCAAAGCCCGCGCCACCTCGGTTACCACCATTGCCACCTCGGTTACCACCACTGCCACCGCCACCACTGCCGCCGTTCTTCTTCAGATCGTTGAACACTTGTGCGCTGTCCCACCCACGATACTTCTCGTCAAAGCAACCACACTCTAGCTTACCATCCATTGTTGCAAAGTTATCGCCGTTGTCATCCACTAGTTTGATATTGATAACATGGTCACACGCCATGTTAGCCAAGTCAGGGTCTTCCTTGTACAGATGTTGCCACGTTGTAAGGTGACGGTATAACTTGTGATACACCTCGTGCAGTACAAGAAACCGTAGTTGTCTGTCGTTCAAATCGACAATGAAGTCCGCACCGTACACCTCGTTCTTACCGTTCGTGTATGCGGTTGGACATTTGGTAGGGTCAACCTCGACCCTACGTTCACCGATCATCAATACACCTGCGAGTGCAGCATACTTCGGGTTAGCCATGATATCCACGACTGCCTTCGATACACGTTGCTCTGGTGTGAGTTGTTTACCTATGGTTAGCATTAGTTGTTCTCCTCTTCTTTTGTTATGGGAAAGTATACGACTACTTCCCCGTCAGCGGCTTCTTCGACTGCTGCCCACTCTTGTGTTGGGCATGTCTCCAACCATTTGATTAATTCTTCGATAGTCATCACTCACCTCACACTTTATCTGCGGCGAACATGTAGTTGTTTGCCATAGCCCACTGCGTGAACTTTTTGTTGGTCATAATCATTGACTGCTTACTGTACTTCGGCGCACGTACACCGTTGGCGAACATACCCTGTGCTTCTTTGTCGAGACGCGGCAAGTAATCCATCCAAGCATTGAGCCAGTCTTTCTCTAAACTTGCTAGGGTACGATACACCACCATACATACGGCTGCGGCACTGTCAGGCACTTTGGCACTCTTCGGTGTGTCCTTGATTGATTGCAAGCTAGGCAGTTGGTCAGCCAGTTTGACAAACGCCATCAGGTCCATCGCGCCACGATCACCAATCGTACCCATGAGCATAGCGGTCAGGGTCTGGTCATCGAACTTGTCACGCACCTTGAGCCAATCGGATGCGGCTTCAAGTGAACGCGGTGTGACAAACGCCGCACGTTGTGACTTCGGATGGTAGATGTAGGGGTTCTCGTCTGGATCTTTCACGTCCTCGAATGACAAGAACAGTTGGGGATTATCTTTACACCAACCAAGTAGTGTGTGGTCAATCTCATTGTTGATACCCCATTCGATCCATTCAAGGTTGCTCGGTTTGCGAGCAGTCACGACCGTAATGCGGTTACGTGCATGTGGTGGTAACAAGTCACCCACACCTTCTGCGCCAAGGTTCGTCGTGGCAAACACGATACTGTCAGGGTGCAGTGCGTACGAACCGATCTTACGTTCTAGCATAAGACGTAACAGTGCGAGCTTCACCGATGGATTAGCTTTGCCATACTCGTCGATCATCAATATAATCGGTGTCTTTAGATGCGCACCCAACTCTTCGTTAGTGGCGTAACTAACAAAACCTTGCCCATCAGCGGTCTGGATGTTGGGCAACGTAATGTCACCCAAGTCTTTTGTGGTACAGTCAAAGTAACACGCGGTATGCGTAGGATTACGTCTTGACAACTCAGTGAGTAGTGACGATTTGCCAGTGCCCATGTGACCTTGTACCAGTGTGGTACGTTTGTTACCACCTGCTTCGACACCCTCTAGAATTTGATCCAGATTAAGTGCGTACATTTGTTGTGCATTGCTCATTGTTTTTTTCTCCTTATATATCCAATGATGGTAGCTGTGCGATTGCTTCGTCCACCGCACGTTTAGTTTCGGTGCGCAAGTATTCATCCTCACGCAAGGCGTCAGGCGTCACACCATTGAGTGCATCGTCTAACTTGTCAGCCATGGCTGTCATTTGTGTTGAACCTGTCACATTACACACGCGCAAGAGTTCAACCATCTCGGACACGTTTTCGACCAGACTGTCACGAAATACTTTCTTCTTCTCGTTGTCACCATAGTCCAGACGCTCCGACATACGTTTGAGCACGTCATGTGTGCGATACCACACGTCGTTCATAGCGTTGCTCAGTTGCGCACTGTAATAACTTACATAGTGTTCCTTGATCTCGTCCGCTGCTTCATTGGCTATGTCGATACGAAAATCACCTGCATCTGGTAGCGGTATGTATGTCAAACGGAACTTGAACTTCTGTCGCAACGCCTCGATGGTGGGATAGTCATCACGGTGAAACAAGTCACCAAGCTTGGCTTGTGCTTGCGTGATCTCCCAATCGTATGCGTCTAGGAAGTTATCGACCAGACGATTGAACTCGTCTTGAACGGCGGTCATCGCCTCGTTGTATTTGAAATACTGAGCCGTGGGTAACAGACGCAGACCAGTATCCGACCATGGCATTGTCATGCCGTAATGTATGTTGCGTGAGTTACCGACAAACTTCTGTACCGCAGATAGTTCGGCGCAGTCACCCAGTAGCTTTTTGTTCACGTTCGCCACACCTGATGTTGCGTGGTTCTGCGTGGTAACTTCTTTGGATGCGCGGCGGTCTAGCTTGCGACCTGTCCAATGCGATACACTTAGTTCGACGAGCATTGAACTCGACGAGATTGTGGGTGCTGCCGCCTCGGGTGCAGCGTCTATGTTTACGATAGGCATGTTCATTATCTTCTCCATTTCTGTTAGTGATCCACTAACGTTTCTGATTGAGGTGCTTTAGTTCCTCTTTGTTTGTGACACGTGTGTAGTGTCCTTTCGGTGTTGGCACGATTGTCCAACCCAATCTCTCTTCTTGTGCTTGCATGTCTCCACACTCGAGACATGTATCGTAACCGATCTGTCGGCGGCGTTCGGGGAACGGATCACCACACTCGGTGCAGGTTGCGTATGCGTTGTTATACTGTGTCATGGCTTTACCTCCTGTATGCCTAAGACTAAGCTGTCGAGAAACGGCGCGAACGCCAATCCTGCAAACAGCAAGAATACGATAGCCAATGCCGCAATGAGTTCGGCTACACACACCAATACTTTGAACCAGATATCGTCTGTCATTGGTCACCCCAACGTTTGCAAGTGTGTGGGTTGTTCTTGTGCATATTGTGATACAGCGTGATAGGTTCACGTGTGTCATGCGATAGCGTCCGCCGCTGGTCTTGGTTGAGACCACGATAGCCTTTGCGTACACGATGGACAAAGTTGCCGTTGGCGACATAGTCAGCGCATAGCTTGGAAAGTTCGGTATCTGTCATGTTCTTGTAATCCTTGTTAGTGGGACACTAACAGAGTTAGCTGTTAGTATCAAGTGGTATGTGGTTAGGTTTGTCATTGTCCTTATATAATATCACAAGTTACAGGCTATGTCAAGTAATGGCGAGTAGTGTCATATAATGGTAGGTGATGTAATGTTCCGTAATGTTCTAATAGTGGTCAGCGTAAGTGCTTGTAAATAAAGGAATGTTCGAATGTTCTATTTATTTATATATTTATATATAGCTCTATAAAACGTTACAGTGTGTGGTGAGGGAGCATATTGCATATGCAAAAGAGGGGGGAACGATCTCGGGTACATATACTTAAAATTTGCGAACATTACGAACATTGTAATGATTTCAATGACTTAGACGCGAACAAAGCAATTTATTTTGCGAACATTAGGAACATTACTTTAAAATCAATAGGTTAGCGTGGTGGCGTGTTAGTGTGACACTAACATTAACTTGTCAGGCGCTACGCTTCTCTAAGAACTGGTATCACTTGTTAGTGTATCACTAACAAAAAAAGCCCCACATGACGTGGGGCAGTAGGTGTTGTCTAGCAATGCACTGTGTGTATAGCATCTTGTCGAGCGTTACGCAACTCTAAGAACTGGTATCATTGGACATAAAAAAATGCCCAACCACCGAAGTGATTGGGCTAGGATATTAAACGATAGCATCAATTGATACTGGTTTGTTTTTGGTTTTTAGTTTGTAAACCTTGCGAAAGGTTTGAATTGTTTTGGTCGCAGTAGGTACGTCGAACCAGTCTGGAAAAACGCCGTCGCCTTGAAGTATTCTCTCAGCAGTGTCGATTGCGTCACCAAGCTTTTCGATTGCAGCCTTGGTTACTTTTGGCTGAGTTGTATCAGCCTCGGGATTAGCAGCAGCCTCGCGCTTTTCTAATCCGTCGTGAAAGTCGCCAAGCCTTGCGCCAATTTGTTGCTGCCAGTATCGCTTGTTAGCCTTGTCGATATCTTCTAACGACTTAGTAGGCTTGTCTAGCAATTGCTGTACAGCCTTGGTAAATCCCGCGACTACAGCAGTACGCGCCGCTGCATACTGTTCTTTCGTCGCAGTTGACACCTTGCCATCTTTGCGCTCTTTTTTGCTGTCTGGCGAAATAAAGTCTGTAGACTGCGCACCTTCAGCCCAAAGCACATCAATAGCGCTTTCAAGTTTAGCGTCTGCTGTACGTCGCGCTGCAACAGCAGCAGTGATTGCAGTTAGTGAGGCTTCTGTAGCCCAAAGCATATTAGAATTTGTCATGGTATAAACCTTTCATATGACGTTAAATCGGAGGCGGTATTGCCTGCCGATAAACAACTTATGCCATGTTAGTGTGACACTAACAATAGATAACGCCCAGATAATAATACTTGATAATACTTGTTACTGTTTACAATTCTGTTAGTGGCCCACTAACAAAAATTCCGTAACGCTACTCATACCCCACCCCCACCCCGCCTTTGACTGTTTAGGATTCCACACTTCCTTATGTATTACTAATTTACACAAATAAATCACATCTCGCCACGTCAGCCCAATAAAAAACTAAATAAAATCAAAGGCTTAGCATTTTATCGCCGATCCACCTCCGGCGGCGTACACAGGAACACCCCCCGTCTTAAAAATAAGTACCCACCTAAAAAATTTTTTGCTACGCTACTGAGTCTTGCGAAATTATATTTTAAGAAGTAAGGTCGTGACATCGGCAACTAGCCTGCGATAAGAGATGACGCTACATATAACACCAGAAACTGGGGTGCCAGTTGACAAACGAGCGCCAAAAATAGATTTAAAGGACCGCGCTGCAGCGTGTGCCAAGACTATTTCGCTCCTTTCAGTCCATGGGTTGGACGTAAATACTACCGACGAAGACCGAGATACCGCCGCTGCACTAGCTGTGTCCTATGCTGCTGATCCTGATAAGACATCTAAAGCTGTTACAGATAAACGTGCAGCTAAACTTACCCCGGCAGTGATACAGCAGACACATGGTATCTTAGATGAGTTTGGTCGGAGCGTCGTCGATTCTGCTGTGACTGTAAGGCATCTGGTCACAAACAAGCTTATACTGGAGACAGAGAACCCTGACCCGCGAGTACGAATAAAAGCGTTGGAGTTGTTGGGTAAGATAAGTGATGTGGGGCTGTTTGCAGAGAAAAGCGAAGTTACAATTACGCATCAGACGACAGATGATCTGAAAGAGAAGCTACGAAAGAAGTTACAAAAGTTAACCGAACCTATAGAACATGTAGAAGATGCGGTGGTGATAGACGCAGACTTTATAGATGTGGATAAGGAACTAGGGTTAGTAGATGAATAAGGTGTTGGACTTTACTGAGGAAGAGATTGAGCACATGCTCAGTAACCTCGACGCGTTCACGCCGGAAGAAGTGGCTGAGATAGACCGCATGGTTGATGAGCTTGCCGCGAGAAATGCAAACCAAGCGTCTTATGATGACTTGTTAGCGTTCTGTAAGAAGATGGACTCTAACTATATTGTAGGTAGGCACCACAGATTGCTAGCAAATATGCTCATGGACATTGAGCGAGGTATGAAAGACCGGATCTGTGTTAACATGCCACCACGTCATGGTAAGTCACAGTTGGTCTCTATCTTCTATCCAGCTTGGTTTCTTGGTCGAAACCCCGACAAGAAGGTCATGATGGTGTCACACACCACTGATCTGGCGGTGGATTTTGGGCGGAAAGTTAGAAACCTGATTGCAACAGATGCGTATAAAGAAGTATTTCCTACAGTCTCGCTAGCTATTGATAGCAAGTCTGCGGGGAGGTGGAACACAAACCACAAGGGAGAATATTTTGCTTGTGGTATTGGTAGTTCCATCGCGGGTCGAGGTGCTGACCTCCTCCTAGTGGATGACCCTCATTCAGAGCAAGATGTGTTGAACGGTAACTTCGAAGTGTTTGATCGCGCATATGAGTGGTTTACGTTCGGCGCTCGGACACGTCTTATGCCGGGTGGACGGGTTGCGATCATCCAGACACGTTGGCACCTCGACGACCTTACGGGTCGTGTAACAAGGGACATGGCAAAGAATGATAAGGCTGACCAATACGATGTGGTTGAGTTTCCTGCCATACTAGACGTTACAAACAAGAAGACTAAGAAGGTAGAGTATAAGCCGTTATGGCCTGAGTTCTTTGATATGGAGGCACTTGAGCGTACAAAAGCTTCTATGCCTGTGTTTCAGTGGAACGCTCAGTATCAACAGCAGCCTACCGCCGAAGAAGCTGCGCTCATTAAACGTGAGTGGTGGCAGATATGGGAGAAGGATGATCCTCCCATATGCGAATATGTTATTATGTCGTTGGACGCAGCGGCAGAAACACACAACCGCGCTGACTTTACTGCTATAACAACTTGGGGTGTGTTCCTCAACGAAGAGACCGGGGCACATAATATAATATTGTTAAATAGCATAAAAGAGCGTATGGAATTTCCTGAGCTTAAACGTGTTGCAATGGACTCTTACGACGAATGGGAGCCAGATGCGTTTATTGTGGAGAAGAAGAGTGCGGGTACCGCGCTTTATCAGGAGATGCGCCGCATGGGTATACCCGTACAAGAGTTTACACCGCACCGTGGTTCGGGAGATAAGCTTGCACGGTTGAACTCAGTGGCAGACATTGTGGCGTCAGAAATATGTTGGGTTCCAGAGACCCGATGGGCTGAAGAGGTCGTAGAGGAGATAGCGGGGTTTCCTTTTATGTCGCATGATGACTTAGTTGATGCTACAGTGATGGCATTGATGCGTTTTCGCAATGGAGGGTTTATCCGCCTGCCCACCGACGAACCAGAGGAAATGCAATATTTTAAACAGCGCCGGGGCGGCTATTATTAAGAGGTAAGCTATGGCTATTGAAAAAGGAATATTTTCTCCTCCGCTCGGGATGGACGAAGAAATGGAAAGCGGTCAGGAAATTGATCTAGATATTGAGATTGTTGACCCCGAAGCAGTCACACTAAGCGATGGAAGCATGGAAGTTACTTTAATTCCCGACGCCGAAATTGCTGATATGGCAGATTTTAATGCCAACCTCGCAGATTTTATGGAAGATAGCGACCTCCGCGAGCTGTCAGATGATCTAGTTGGGCTAGTTGAAGCTGATATGGACAGTCGGAAAGACTGGGTAGAGGCGTATGTACAAGGTTTAGACGTGTTGGGCTTCAAATATGAGGAGCGAACTCAGCCTTGGGATGGCGCGTGTGGGGTGTTTTCTACAATTCTTGCTGAAGCAGCCATAAGATTCCAAGCAGAAACTATGTCTGAGACGTTTCCAGCCGCTGGACCTGTGAAAGTTAAGATACTTGGAGATGAAACTAAGGATAAAACCGAAGCTGCCGAGCGTGTAAAGGCAGATATGAACTACGAAATCACTGAACGGATGGTTGAGTACCGTTCAGAACACGAAAGAATGCTCTATAGCCTTGGTCTAGCAGGGTCTGCGTTCAAAAAAGTGTACTTCGATCCTAATATGGGGCGACAAGTATCTGTGTATATACCAGCAGAAGACGTAATTGTGCCTTATGGAGCGAGTCATTTAGAGACAGCCGAGCGAGTTACGCACGTTATGCGTAAAACTAAGAACGAAATGATGAAACTTCAGGCTGGTGGGTTCTATAAAGAGACAGAATTAGGCGAACCACAACCGTATCACTCTGATATTGAAGAGAAAAAGGCTGAAGAAGGTGGATATAGCCTTACTGATGACAGTAGGTATGCGTTATACGAGTGTCATGTTGAGATGAACGTGCCGGGAATTGACGATGAAGAGGACATACCCAAGCCATACGTTGTAACTATCGAACGTGGGTCGGGAGAAGTCTTAGCGGTACGTAGAAATTACGAAGAAAACGACACATTAACCTTAAAAAATCAATTTTTTGTACATTATCCGTATGTTCCGGGGTTTGGGTTCTATGGATTAGGATTAATTCACATTATTGGTGGATATTCTCGTGCTGGCACGTCTATAATCCGCCAGTTGGTAGACGCAGGTACGCTATCTAACCTACCGGGTGGGTTAAAAACGCGGGGTTTGCGTATAAAAGGTGACGACGCGCCTATAGAACCGGGTGAATTTAAGGATGTAGACGTACCATCTGGTAGCATTCGTGACAATATTATGACTCTGCCGTATAAAGAGCCGTCACAAACACTCCTTACCTTGTTAGACCGTATTACTCAAGAAGGACGCAGGTTAGGGGCCATTTCAGACTTAAACATCTCTGATATGTCCGCAAATGCTCCTGTAGGTACAACATTAGCGCTTTTAGAACGTACGTTAAAGCCTATGGCAGCGGTTCAGGCGCGTGTA